GCTTTTTCTTCACCAAATGGATCACCACTATTTTCTAATTTAGTAGCAAGATCATTACCAGTTTTTGTAATATCTAGTTGTTGATCTGCAGCAGCTTGTATAACATCAAACCCAGTTGCTTCAACTTCTTCTTCTGGAGTTTCTTCTGGAGGTGCTGGTTCTACTTCTAACTCTTCTTCCATTCTAGCTGCAGCTCCAGCAGCATTATTATACTTAATAGCATCTTTAGCTAAACTAGGTACAGTGTTAGTTAATAAATTCTGTAAGGTATTACTAAATTGACTAGCTAACTGTGCTTCATAATTAGATACTCTAAGAATATTATTAGTTTGACGTTGCTCTTCTTTTGCTTGTTCTGCAGCGTTTTGTACTCTTTGATTAATCTGTTCTTTTGCCTGTTGCTCCATTAACTTGTTACGTTGGAGCTTTCTTTTTACATCAGAGGGGATAGATCTTTGTTGAAAACCTACCTGCCATTCTCCTTGTCTACGAAATCCTTTTGCCATTATTCTACTGGTTTTGTACTCCACCAAGGGGTATTTGGATCACCACTAGCATGACCAATGCCAGATCCAGTTTTTACTCCTGCACTAAAGCCTGTCATAATCGACCCTAACATGCCTGGTTTTTCAGGTGCTGCCATCTTGACTGGTCTTACAGTCTTAAAGGAAGCCTCTGGAGTCATAGGTGCAGCTATGACATTATTAAATGCTTGAGAATCTGCAGCATACTGACTAAGAAGTGTATTATATTCTTGTAAGCCAAATGACTGCCTTGCGTTAAATAGACTTGCATCTACTGCAGCTTGAGCTTGACCTAACCTACGTTCTTCATCAGTAAGGGTTAGCATAGTAGATTGTCCTGCTGACATACCACTTGCTAATATTGTACCTTGTGCTCGTATAGACTCTGCTAATTTTTCTTGCCCTTCAAATTGAGCCTCTGCAACTTTTTCTTGTAGTTTTAGTTGGTTTGCTGTTGAAGCTCTTGCTTGTTCTAATTGGTTAATATCTTTCTGCCTGTGCATCGCTGTTACTGATGCAGCTTGGGCTTCTAATTGTGCTTTAAATAAATCAGCTTTTCGTTGATCTTTAAAGGCAGATATTTGTATCTTGTTAAGATAGTCCTGCCTTGCCATATAGTTTGATCTATCTACCGCTGCTTTCTGTGCTCGGTATTGTGCCATCTTTGCTTGGCGATCTGCTATCGCAGAGCCGACACCACTTATACCAGCTAAAGCTAAGGTTGGGGTACACATAATTTATAAAATTCTATTAAGGGTACATTGTTGTATACTGTGTAATTTAAAAAGTTAAACTTTAGCAGTTTGAGCAATTTAATGTGTTGCTCATTACGCATGTCTGCATAATTGTGTAAATAAGGATTAGATAGGCTGGCTATCCAGCGTTTAGCCTCTTTTACAAATGTATGTGGATACTCTGTACTAGCATCAGTACATAACATCCATATTGCATGTGAAGAGGTTACTCCTGCCACTCCAGCAGTCTTGCCGTTGGGAACCTTGAAAAACACAGAATGTGTAGAATTGAGATGTGCTTGCACTACCGCTGCGGGTGCATGCAATCCTGTTGTTTGTTCTGCCTCACGTTTATCTTCAAAACGTAAGTTCAGCCCTACCTCCAAAGCTAATTCTGGAGTGCAAGGCTGAATATACTTACCTACGTACATGTCGTCTTGGGTTATAAATGCCGTCCCAGCTTGCTGAGATTAAGGCAGTAGAAAAAGGGGTGTTGAAAAATATTTGTAAAATATATTTATCATTCTTACGTTGTATTGGTAATCGTAAAGAACTCGTTAATTGTGTAGGGTGTGTATTAAGTTGACTAGAATCAGCTGTCATGCCATTTCCAAGTTGCATATAATCATCTATATCTTTAACAATATTACCATTAGCATCAACATACTCATACGGTGATTTTACATTAAACTGTACAAGACCACCGTGACCTAATTCAAAATTTATACCAGATATACGTAAATCACCATTTAAATCATAAGAGTTTTCACCTAAATTCATATAGTATGTAGGTAATTCAATCATACTTGCATAGCCATAACCTACAGCAATTTTAGAGTTTGTGCTAGATAAAACTACGTCATTAAAAATAGCATTAGTACCCGATACAGAATCAGCTGTTTTTACCATACCAGCAATAGATTCACCGAAAGCATCAGTACCAGATAAACCAACCATGTAAAAATTAGTTGGGCTATTAGTACTACTAATTGTGTATGGTACAGTTATTGAAGTTTGATCTGGATTTTGAGTACCTAATATACTATTTGGTAAAACCATAAAGTCTAAATGTGCCTCAAAAGACCTTGCAGTAGTAATTGCATCAGGAAGGCTTTGAGTAGTACCATCATCTATTGTATAACTACCATTAGCTGTTGTTTCAGTCATATACTCATATCTTGCTAGTCTATACGTACCTTCAAAATAAGTGACTGTAAAAAAACTACTAGCTGTATAAAACATATGTTGTAGTTGACCCTTTATTAACCAAGTATACCACGCAGATTGTTCTCTTTTATTATCAGCATTATAGTATTTATAATGATATAAATTATCAGTATCTTTTTTACCATACGTAGTAATACCCAATACTTTTGAATTAGTTGATTGAGTTATATCTTTTGGTAAGAACTCTGGTACTACTCTAGTCTGTTCTATAATTTGAGCAGGAGTATCATCATCTACTATAACAGCCTCAAATGCTCTAGAATGAGCAGCAACACTAGATGTAAATAGTACGGATGTACCAAGATCTAAGGGTTGTATACCTGAATCACATTCATAGCTTGCTATTTTTTTTAACCTAACAGTTTTAGGACTAAATATATCAGATTCTGTGAATAATAAAAATTGAGCATTATCACTAAACATCATCATACCTTTATTTATAGGTAGTGTGTGTCTTATAAATGCTGGTTTTACATCTGATACACTAATGTCTATTGGGTTATCATCACTAGCTGCTATAGCTGATACAATACCTAAATTAAAATACGACCCAGGTTGACTCATTACTATCTGTTCATCAGCCACTAAACCTAATCTATTTCTATGAAAAAATAAATTAGTTATTTGTTTACCAACTATTGATGGAAAAGGGTTTGATACATTATCACCTACTTGTCTATCTTTCCAGTAATTCTCATTACTTAGTATATTAGCGTTAGTTTCATTTAATCTAATAAAAGTAAATGAGCCGTTTCGGTTATTTACCAAAGCGTGTGGCATTGAGTTAGGATTTAAACGTAACTTTACTTGTTGATCTGTACCTGTACCATGAAAGTTATGAGGTCTTATAGTTTCTTCATAACTACCAGTTCCACTAATACCATTGTCAGCAACAAATTTTAGATAATAATTATCAGTTTCTACATCAGAATCATTTGATACTTCAACTACATATCCATGTTTATTCATGGCTGGTAGTCTACTAACATCTTGTGCTTTTGTAGATATAACACTCATGTTTTCGTTTACAGCACCACCAAGAAAGTTTATGTTTTTGGCATTTGTACCATAAAGAAATAATCCACTACCTATAACTTCAGCAGTTACACCAGTCATATTTGCATTAACAGACGCAGCTAATTCATTTAAAATAGTTGCCATAGATAAAACACCTTCGTCAGGATTCTTAGGCGTTTTAAAGTAACCTATATTAGCTACATCTCGGTATGTTGTTACAGGTTCAACAGCCTCTACTGAAACACGATACTGTTGTACATTAGCTGTGCCATTACCTGTTTTTACTGTTATGTAAGCGTCTTTTGCAAAAGACTCACTACCTCTAATTAAACCACCATTTGTAAGTGTAATTGTAGCAGTGTAACGATTGTCATAATCTTGTGTATATCCTAAAAAATCCTGTGCAGTGCTACCAGTACCATCGTAGTTTGCAGTGTTACTAGCAATATAAGCAACACCATTTACTTGTAAACTACCCTCAATATTTTCTGTTAAATTCTCAGTACTATCAAGAGGATTCATAATACTACTAGCTGGTTCATTGAATACATTTCCACTAAGTAGAACATCATCACCACCAGAAAATGAAAAAGGTGTAGAGGCAGCATATCTTGTATCTGCTTCTGGGTTTCCCCATGTTGAACCAGCTAGGTTAATTGCATTACCAGCTCCAGGAGGGCCAAGAAAATCTACTTTTAAAGAAGTAGCCCTATAATATGTGTTAGGATTAGGTGGAACTGTTGTACTTGTAGTATCATATAAAACATATTCAGTGTTATAGGCAATAGTATCTAGCCTTACGTATGAATAATCACCATTGTGTATTGGTGCAGGTGCAGTAGTAGATTCTTCAACTACAGTTACGTTTTTATTAGCAATCAGTGTGTAGTCTTGTATTGTAGTTACAGAGTATTCAGTTTGATTTGCACTTATAATATTATATAAGTAACTAAGATCACCTTGACTATTATAGTTTAAAGTCTGTGGATTACCATTAATATCCCATATTTTTAAAGGGATTGCTTGATCGCCCGTAATTTGAAATATATATTTTTCATCATCATCTCTTACTATCTCAAACCATTTTCCATAATTATTTGCACCACTAAGGTTAGCTACAAATTCTGCAGGAGGACGTTTTTTAAGACCAAATGTTATATCTGGAACAGCATTATCACACGCCCTTAATTGTCCTGGAAATTTTATTTTATCTGGTTGTTGAGATACACCCCCAAGAAAGTTTGGGATACGTTGATTTACTGCTGCCATTACATTCTTCTTAATACTTTAAATGGTTTATACACGGTGTTAGCATCGTGTTGATACTGATAATCATTAAATATATTATGGTCTCCTTGTTTGCTTTCATATTCTAAAGCTGAAGCCCTCGCAAGTGCCTCATCTGATTCAAGTAATTGAGCAGATTGTGGATTATTTACCATACGATTAGAAGCCAGTTTAGTAGCTCTAACAGTAATGTAATCTTTAAAAACTTGAGGTAGATCTTCAAAACTTAGCATCCATATAATATCAAAATATAATTTACTACAATTTTCAAAAGTGAAAGTATGTCCTTTTTTATCGTATACTTTCATAATACCATTATCACTACGTCTGACTACATCAAAATCTTTACCGTGTTGAAAGATATTAAGGTCTATTTGTAAAACATTGTTTGGTATAATACACTGATTATTTGTATCAAGGTTTATAGGGTACTCGTTCTCTGTGTTGTACGACCAACCCTCAGCTTGTATCTCACGGCAGACTTGCCTTAGAGTGTTTAGTGCTATAACCACTTCGGGGCTTTGCACAGCTAATGTATTAACTGGGGTTTCTCCAACGCTCATCAGGATTGAGTTGACAGCATCTAGTTCGGTAGACACTCCGTAAG